TTATCCCTCCTCAAACTCAGGGCACTCAGTCACAGTATACGAATGCAACGTGCCTTTCTGCCCTTCGTAAACCCTATGACCGCGCGTCTTCCAACCGGCAACAGGTTGTCTGTCCATCGACCAGCTGCACCCTGTTATCTGTTCACCTGTCAGCTTGTCACTCTTTGGCACTGCGTGTTTGCAGTACCAACAAAGCGTCGTAGCAGCACTGCATTTCACAGCCTCTATCTTGTCCTTGAACACTTCGCAGATAGGGTGCTGATAGTTGACTACTCTCGGGCAAAGTCCCTGTCTCACACCATATTTACACAGCCCATATTTTCCGTTCTTTCTGCCGCAGTTGTCAGGCGATTTCTCAAAATATTTACAGCTGGTGCAGAATTTGTTGTTACCCATGTCATTCGTCCTCCTCATACGGACCTAGCCCCGACAGCACATCGAACATATGCTTGATAAACTCTATCAGTTCTTCACGGCTCTTCTTTTCAAATTTCGCATAGGGTCTGATGAATTTTTCCATTTCACGCATAACACGCACGCTGTCATTGAATGCCGCTATCACGTTCTCGTTAGGTTCGCTCTGCTTTATCTGCTTGTCTAGTTTCTGTGTCAATGCACTTTTGGCTTTCGCTGCCTGCTCTGCAGGAATGTTGTTCAGCGTAGCGGTTTTGTATAGATAGTACATAGCCAGCCAGTATATTTCATCAAAGATGTTGCTATCGTTCGGCAACTCTTCACCACGATATGCCAACTTGTCGATTTCTGACCTTTCCATGTTTTTCACTCCTTTTTTTTGATTTTAAAATGGCGATAAATCTTCGCCTTCGGCCGTGTCAACATCTTTGAAACACCCGTAGATTTTGCCCCATTCTGCATTGTTACAGCCGATACGTTTACAAATCTGGCTGTAGGCGACCTTGATGTTGTCTGCCACGTTGCCTGTCAATCGGTTTTTTACAATGGCGATTTTGCTTTGAAAATCGTCCTTGTCGTCGTCGTTATTTTTGCTATATGTTAAAACCAAATCAACCCTATTTGTGATATCACCCGAACCGCTGACACTATCTGCATTCAGTTCAATGCCGTCTGCGGTTTTGCGTGGGTGCGCTATCAGTATGATAGCTACGTTATATTTGACCGCTATGTATTTCACGGCGTTTACAAAATCGGACTGTGCCCGATACAGTTCTTTGCTGAGATCAACGTCCAGTGCCGTCATGAGGTTGTCAATCAGTATCAGTTTGACATTAAATCTGCGGATAGCCGTTTCAATCGTACCCAGCAATGATATTTTACCGTCACGCTTGGCATTATCGCCGTCAAGTTTGATTTCAGCCGTCACAGCCGTGTTGTCAAATATGTACGCCCTATCATCATACCAGCGGTTGATTTTATCAACCACATCATCAGGAATGTCATAGGTTTCGTCACCATATTCGTTGACCGAACGTATAACATTTTGTTTTCCTGCAATCTGCAAATCTAGCCAGCGTTTGAAATGATAGTCAGGCAATTCACCCGAATAAACGAAAATCGAATACGGATTGCCGTCTAGGTCTGATTGGTCTAGTGCATTTGCGATTATTTGTGACGCTAACGTTGATTTACCCTCGCCACGCTTGCCCGTGATAACCACTACCTGCCCCATATAGATACCGCCGATATATCGGTCAACATCGTATATGCCTGTTTTGATATGCTCCTGCTTATCCAGATTGACCGCTTTGACCTGCGACAGTTTTTTGACAGCCGTGACAGGTATTTCTTCGGCATTGTTCACGGCATCGCATATCGCTTTACAGCCGTATTTCTGCAGGATTGCGTTTGCGTCCTTTTCACCCAAATAGTCTTGTGTCCTGACAACTTTCAATTTTTTGTGTGGAAATGATGTTGTAAATTGGTCAACCAGTGTTATGTGTCCGTGTTCATGATCTCCGAAAATTACAATTTCGTCGAAGCTGTCCACAAAATCATAACAGAACGGCACCCAGGTCTTGTTGCTCTGACCGCCTGGCACTGATACTGCATTATCTATCTGACAATCTGCCACCGACAGACTATCTATCTGCCCCTCCGTGACTATCAGCCTATCATGCTTTTCTGTACATCGGTTCATGCCGAACAGTATCGGTTTTGTGTTCTTTTCAAACCACTCTTTTTGATTGTCTCTGCCTTTGACAAAATCTGTCTTGCGATACTTGACTGACGTCAGCACGTTGTTTTCATCAAAAAACGGAAACATCAGCAGATTGTCACGCTTATTGCCAACAGTGATGTTGTATTTTCGTGTGGTGATTTCCGAAATTCCCCTTGACCGCAGGTATTCAACCGCCTTATCACGGGTGACTATCTTCACTGGTGGTAATGTGCGGTATTTCTTTTTCTGATCGTCGTCAAATTCCAACGGATAGTTGAAATCCCTAGCCAGCTGCACGAAATGACCTGTCATGCCACAACTGCTTCGGAAACACTTGAACGCCCCCGTGTCAAGATTTACAGAAAATGTATCTTTGTCATGACCGCCCCCATTGCAGTACGGACAGTATTTGAAATACAGTTCACGCCCCTTGCGGTGCGTTTCTGCATTCAGTGCCACAGCCAGACCAACCACATCATCATCACGCATTGTATATCCCATGTTTTTTCACCTCGTTCAAAAATCTGTCCTGCCTGGATTGTCCGTCCGCCTGCCGTTTGTGTGCGCTGCGGGAGCAGCATATATTTCTTTATCTTTGTTATACTTTGTTGCTTTCTTTTCATTGGTGCCCTTAGCCTGCCCCTTGCCTGCCCTTAGCCTGCCCTTAGCCTGCCCGACACTCTGCCGCTTGTCTTGATACTTGTCATAGCAAACCACGGTATAAACGCTATATCGTGGATATTTTGAGACTGCCACTTCCCCTGTCTCAATTAGATGTTTTATTGCTGTCCTTACGCTTTTTACTGACAAACCCGTGTTTTTGGCAATGCTTGGATAACTTGTAGCTATCTGTCCACGCTGAATTGTGATGTTTTCAAAATCATGCGGTTCATAATTTGCCTGCAAAATCAGATATAAAAACACTACCAATGTGTTTGGTTCACGAAACCAACGCCATGTGCATATTTTTCGTTCTAGTGTTATAAAACCATTTTCCAGCATTTAATCACCGTCCAATTTCTGAAGATAATCTCGCAAGGCGTAGTATAGTATCGCCTTTATCAGTGTGCCACTCTCTTGCTTTCTGCACGCTATGATCGTGATGTTATATCGTGCCTGCCACGAACAGAACGTTGCCAGCAGTGCCTTTGGTGGCATTTTACTGCGGTAATTGTGTAGCAGGATATTTTCCCACAGTCTATCATCTTCGACCAGCAAAAAAACCTTTGCATGGTCTTCAACCGACCGCTTGAATTCACGGTCAAAACGCTCTCGCCCTTTCGTGAAATTACCCACGATTTCGTCCAAATTCGCCTTACGTTCAATGACAACGCTCTGAGCAAGGCTCACAGGCTCACTGTTAGGCTTCACGGCTTCGCACGTATAATCGCCATAGTTTAGCTTGTGTTGCGTATATGGCGTTTCTGTAGCTTTCAGAGCCTTTTCGATATGCCCCCACTTTTGTTCCCGGCTATCAACGATAACCGAGAACGTTTTAAGTGTGGCGTCAATGTCTATCGGGTGCATTAGAATGGCACTGCGTCATCGCCTACGTTGATTTCGACGAAATCTGACAGATTGGCGTTCGGATCAAAACTGTCATTGCTGGCTGTTGACGGCTTGTTTTTCAGCTCTTCACGCTTTGGAATTGTGAAATTGCCACTGCGGATATCGTTTGCAGGCACGAAACGTTTGCACTGCGTAAACCAGCCTGTATTACCGTCTTTTTCCCACTCTTTTTCGTTGAAAAGAGCGCCCACAAGTTTACCCTTCAGGACGTTCTCGTCCCAATCTCTTTCACAGTCGATATGTAGATTAGCATTTGAATTTTCAAACGCCTGTATCTGTGATTTGAAATAACCCAGCGACTTCTTGAACTTGGTTTCATCGCCTGTGTTATGCGGTATGCTCAGGCGCATTGAACCCTTCCACTTCTTGTTCTCCCACTCGTCAGGGGTAGCCTTATACAGCTTGTCGAAAAAGCCCTTGAACTCACCCTCTGCGATGTCAAACTGGATTGCTAGTCTGCTACCCCAGTCAGTGGGTTCAACCTTGACGTTGAGAATTTTTAGCACATATCCACCTGGCTGGAGCTTTGGCAGCTCTGAAAAACTTGTTGCTTCTGCCTGCTTGTAACCTGTAATTCCGATCATTTATTTTTCCTCGCTTTCTGTATTGTTTGGAGTTAAATTCCAATACTCTCTGATTTTGGTGTCTACGAATTTTAAATCATTTTCGATTTCATCGTCAAACATATCTTCGGGCGATTTCGCAGTAGAAATGCCTCTCGACTGCGTGATGAAATAGTGATGATTTTCGTCAGCCGTGCAGAACAGCACGATTGAAAACAGCCCTTCAACTGTCAGCTGATTATCCAACATCTTGCCGATAGTTTTGGCTTTGTACTTGCCCCCGTCGGTTAGTTCGACGTGGTGCAGAAAATACACGATAACGTCTGACGGCAGGTCATTTATAACAAATTCTATCAGCCGTTCAAAACTGACCGCCATATCAGTGAATTTTCCATACCCTAGTTCTTTTGCCTTGTCGAAACTATCGAAGGCCATGAGATACTGGCTATCATCAATGGCAAATGCCTTTGATTTCGATTGAAACATAGCCGCCTTGATAACATCATAACGGCTTTTGCCTTTGTTGGCTTTTACAAGTTTTGCCACTGAAAGCGTCGCAAGGCCATTGTTCTTGAACGGCAGCGGCTTGCCAGCGACGTTAAAAATGCTTATCTCGCCTGGCTTGAAATTTTTGAGGGAACGGCTCTTACCGCTGCCACTTTCACCCTCGATTAGAACTGGTAGTCCCATGTTTTATTCCTCCTCTTTGATTTCTAGTGGGCATTGAGCACCCACAAACGTATCTGGTAAAAATACGATTTCGTCGGTCAGATTGCACCGACCAGAACGGCGGCTGAAAAATCTGCAATACTTGCAGGCGGCGTATGTCACGTCCTTGTTGTCAACAGGGAATGCGGTTTCAACTACCGCATAGCCCCTGACATATTTCTGCACACCGTTGTCAAAACTAGCACTCATAGCAGGTTCAAATCCTCCTCTTCGTACTCGACCCCTGCCAGCGTGGCAAGTTCATAGACTGAAATATCGTCGTTCTGGTTGATTTCTTCAATCAAAATCTCACGGAAACAGTCTTTGCAAAAATCCTTGCCCTCGTAGCAGAAAACATTTTCGCTCGCAAGGTCCAATTCTCCCCTGCATTTGTCGCATTGGACTACTGTGTAGTTGCGGTCTCTTCCACAACATCTGCACCCGTCAGGACAGCCGACACAATCATTAGCTGTGTAACGCATTAAACCACCCTCCTCTTATAGCAGAAAAATGCGATATTTTTGTACATGAAATACGATTCAGTTCCGTTTTCCAACACCTCAGCACCGGCCTCTTTCGCTACGGCATGAATGTCAGGCGGAAATATCTGAACACCCAATATTATTCCGTCAGACGTCCACACGTCGCCTGTCATCATAGGGTAAACGCCATCGGTAACAGTGCCATACTTTTGCGTTTTCCTCATTTTCTGCTCCATTGACGCCATGTCAACCATAGCGTCAAGCCTTTCTCTTACTGTCATTTCGCCCTCTCCTCTCTAGTATCGCTGGCTCTGCCAGCTTGAAATCTCTGCAGGGGTAGCGCCTGCTACTTTCTAGGCAACTTTTCAGGTGCTTGCAATCCAAACATGAATAGCTAGTCACTTGGCTCACCATCCGGCCTTATCAATGATTTTAACTTTTGACAACTTATTCCCACATTATATGCAGTTGTACATTGTTTGTCCATAGCAGAAAGCAATCCAGTAATGTCCAACAGCAACTTATTGAATTCCTTGTCAATTAGGCCAACTTTTGCGTGTGAGTCTGTCTGTTTATCAGAATATACAACAACTGGGATTAGCGAAAGTAAATAATTGTCATGTGATAGTTTTTTCCTCCTTGGCCAGCAATATATTGATGTACAGTCACGATAACGTGGCCAAGCATTAACCTCCGTAGGTTTTTCTGGACCCCAATTTAGTTCATGCTGTTCGCATTCTCGCATAAACGCGTCATAATCTGTCTGTGTCTTTAGGCGAACTTTAAACTTGCCAGATATAAATCCGTCCCAATCAAATGCTGGTTTGGTGGTATTGATTATGTACTCTGCAAAAAAGCGTCTACAACAGGTCCCGGAAAGGGGACAATTCCCACAGTCATTTTCTACACAGCATTCCGCCGCCTTTACGATTTCCTCGTCAGTGATTTTCTTATTCATTCTCAATTTCCTCCCACTCAAAGCGACCTTTGCCGCTGTTACGCCACTGACCGATGCCTCTCAGCCTGCCGTAGTCCAACCACTCTCTTACGGCTGTTTCCATATCGTCTTTCAGAATAACGATAGTAAACTCAACTGTCGCTCCTGCAGGAACTGTCTCAGAGTGTGCCAGTGCGACACGTTCGCCCTGCGGCGTGCTTGCTCTCAACGGTCTCTGACATTCACCCATACCGCCCTTGAATTCGTATGGGATTTTTCGTTCCTCGACGAAGATAAGTCCGTCAATCTCTTTCTTGTACGCCTTGATTTTTGAGCTTGCCGTGCCTGATACCTTTTTCAGAACACCGCAAGCGTCCTTGAAAAATCCTTTGATTTGATAGTCCCACAGAAATGGTGTGCCGTCTTCCAGTGTCGGGAATACCGTCATAGACTTTTCAACTACCTCAGCCACGCCAAGCGCGGCTATCTCTTCCTCACGGCTCTTTGCATCGGGTGCTTTCGATGCGATGTACTCATCGTGAATTGTGGTTGTTGCGTTTGCCGTTCCCAGAATCTCTTCGGTGAACGTCAACTTTACTTTGATTTTTTTCATGTTTTTGACCTCCGTTACGTTAAATTTATTTTTTCTTGCTTTTCGACGCCATACTGTGCCGAACTACGCCTTTGCTAGTCACTGCAGTTCCTTTGCTAATCACTGCTATGCCCTTGCGTCGCTATGCTTCTCAATGCCTTTGCTAATCAATGCCATTTCTTTGCATGGCACCGCCAATCTGCACCCTGCTATGCCTTTGCCTCTCGTTGCGTGTCAAAACTTCGCCTCGCCTTTGCTTGTCGGAACTTAGCTTTGCCGTTGCCTATCAAAACGGTGCTGTGCATACCTAGCCCTAGCTATGCAAAACGTTGCCAGCCTTTGTATGGCCATGCCGTTGCTTAACAACCCTGAACCGTACTTTTTAGAAATCATCTGAAGAAAAACGTTCCAGAAGCTTTTGATGATTGACATTATACAAATCAGTCAAGCTAAGCATTGCAGACGTATAACGTTCGCGTAATTCATTCATATCATCAGTAACGCACATACGATTTATAGACCCTTCGAGCATATCAACGGAATTCATAGTTTCCTTATGCTTTTGTGCCGTGTAAAATTTATTTTGCATAATTATCCCCCTTTCTTTTTAGACAGAAAATATTTTTTTTCGCAGTCCTTGCGATTCATTGCTTATCAAAACTTTGCCGTTGCTTTGCCAGTCTTTGCTAGACCAATCCATGCCTCTGCCTTTCGTTGCTTATCGACGCTAGGCCGTTGCTTTGCTGTTCAAATCAACACCTTCGCACTTCGCAGTCGTTCACAGGTTCGCTTTGCCATAGCCATAGCCAATGCTATTCATAGCAAATCCGTTGCCTTGCAATCTACGAATTGCCATCGCTGTTTTCGTCGTGATTTTCATCGTCATAACTGTGTTCATGTTCCCATTTGTGCTGGTCTATGATGCATGCTATGAACAGTATCACGGCATAGAAAACCGCCAGAACCACGATCGTTGCGCCTATTATGCAGGCTATAAACATACCCTCTGACACTTTACCACTTTCCTTTCGTCTGTATCTCGACCTTGACAACAGGTTTTGAAGCTTCCTTGATCGCCTGCTCCAGCTCCTCACGGATTGCGGTTTCGGCTGTCTCCTTGATGTTTCGATATAGTCCGTAGACCGCCAGTGCGAATAGCGCCACACATAACGCTATTGCAGCCACGAATCTGACAATCTCCAGTGTTGCTATCATGCTGGTCATTTTCTTATACTCCTTTCCTTGCAATACTCCGCAAAGATTTCTTCGGGGTTCGCCCCGATTATCCTGCAGTACGTCACGATTTGTTCAGCATTCATGGTGCCGAACTGCCGTTCCCACCTGCTCACGGCTGTCTGTGTCATGCTCAGCCGTTTTGCGATTTTTGCCTGCGTGAGACCTTTCTTGGCTCTTGCAGATTTAAACACTCGTGACATCACATCATCTGCTGTTATTTTCTTTGCAGGCATTTTTAGTCCTCCCTTATCATTTCATATGCCCATATCTCTGCATTGGGGAAGCTTTCTTTGTGCCTCTTTGCAGCCTTGGTGGCTTCCTCCAATGTGTCAAAAAGCCCTATGAAAATGCAGTGTGCAGGGTCTGTTTTGTCATAGACCTCATACATCGTATCATTTTTGTAATGCCTTTCTACGGCCTCGCCTTTTTTCATGTTTGTAAGTCCTTCGCTATTCTTTGCTGGCATTGTTTTCACCCCCACTATTCTGCATGAACATCACGTGTAAGATAGTCCAGCGTAACGTTCAGCCATTTGGCTATCTGCAGAAGTACTGACGCTGGCATATCGTTTTTATCCTGCCATTTAGACCATGTTCTGCGGTCTATTTCGATAGTCTTCGCAAGGTCCTGCTGGGTGAGATGTCTGCGTCTCAGTTCACCATTGATGTTGTCAAATATCGTTGTCTTTTCAGCCATTTGTTACACCTCCGTTTTCATTTTGAATTCTCGTACTCGTTTTGAGTACATTATCATTATATACTCATTTTGGGCATTTGTCAACCCCAAATTGGGTACAAATATGTACAAATTTGAGATTATATTTTTGTACAAAATACTCATTTTGAAAATAATGTGCCCTATTTTCATTGACAAATTCCCATAATGGGTATATAATATATATAGTAGGAGGTGATAAGAATGTTTGACAACCGCCTTAAAAAACTGAGAATGGCGAAAAACCTCACGCAAGAGGAAGTTGCAAAAGCCTTAGGCTTGCCGAAAACAACCTACTGCAACTACGAACGTGATGAGAGAGAGCCGTCAGCAATGACACTTTTGAAGATCTCAGCATACTTTGGCGTGTCCCTCGATTATCTTTGCGGAAACGAGGGCGAAAAAAATTCCCCGCCACCACAAAGTGACGAGGAAGCCAAGATTATCGACGCATTAAAGGTTCTTGAAGATAGCGAAATCAAAGACCTTGACAAATATGTCGATTTTCTCCTATTCAAGAGAGGGCTGCTTTAAGCAGCTCTTTTCTTTTTCTGCTCTTATTTTTTCCCACAATTCGGGGTGCTGTAGTATGTAAATCTTGTGGGCTAGTCTTTTTTCAAATTCTGTTCGTTCTTCTTTCGTCATTATTTTCTCCTCCTATGATTTATAGAACGTATGTTCGATAAGCCTATTATATATCATGTTATCACGGCTGTCAATACCCTTTTTATGTACTGTCCGAAAAATCGGACTGAAATAAAAAGACGTCAAAAAGTATTGCAAAATATGCGTTAAAATGCTATAATATACATGAAACACACATATATAGGCTATGTGTAAATCATAGCATTTTTATGACATAAAATGCAAGCGTGTTTATAATATCGAACATTATTTGTTGAAACTGAACAAATCATCAAGCCCACATTTTAGCGATTTAGCCAATAAGACAACTGTTGAAATGCGTGGGTCAACGTTATAGCGTTCTATCTGGTCTATTTCAGAAAAACTAACGCCTGACAGTTCAGACAGCTGGCGCAGTGTCAGACGCTGTGTGCGACGTATATCACGCAAATGTGTTTCGTATATCATATATATCACCTCTGTGGCTAGTATGCCCACAAGAGCCGTGATTATAAGAAAAGGGGCAGAAAACATGGGATTACGTTTTAGAAAATCAATCAAACTTGGCGGCGGTGCGAAATTGAACATCGGTAAAAAATCTGTCGGCATGAGTGTCGGCGGAAAAGGCGCAAGATATACTGTCAACAGCTCAGGGCGGCGCACAAAATCTGTCGGCATACCTGGAACGGGGCTATCATATGTATCAACATCGGGTGGCAGGAGATCGTCCAGCCGTAGTTCTCACGGCCGTAAAGCAAATAGCACGTCAAAGGGCGGTTGCCTACTGGTGATAATCATTTTCTGTGCTATATCGGTCATAGTCTACGGAATAGCGCACCTATTCGGCTATAGGCGACCGACAAAGGTCAAATGGACAAACGATAACTATTCTATCACGCTGAATGACTATAATCGTGATATAGACCATATAATCTATCTGAACATCACAGGCGAAACCGACGCAAAAGACGTCAATCCAAAAGACATTAAAATTGAAAACAGCAATCCTGACGTTTGTCAGTTAGAATATGATGATAGCGGTGCATATGTCACCTATGACGTGAAACCCATAAAGGACGGCTTTGCGGACGTGACTGCCACATATGACGGTGTGACATCTGACCCTATAACAATCACAGTGGATATGGGTGAAAAAGTCACTACTACCACCACAACAACAACCACCACCACCGCAGAGCCTGAAACCACCACCGAAGCAATCCCTGTGACAACCACTGCACAGGATCCAGCCGAAACGATAGTATATATCACGGCTTCGGGCGACAAGTATCACAGCAAATCATGTAGATACTATGATGATACCTGTACACCAATGACCCTGCAAGACGCACAGAACGCAGGCTACGAGCCTTGCAAGGTGTGTGGTGGGTAAACATACCGCAATAAAAAATGCCCCCACAGAGCGACCTGTGAGGGCGTGCACAACCGACCTAGCAAGAGATGATACTATAATAGTAGGAAGTACCCTATTATTTTATCATAAATTGAAATCATTGTCAAGATAATAGGAGGGATTTTACATGGCAACAGCAAAGAAACTGCCGAGCGGAAGTTATCGTGTGAGGGCGTATGACAAAGCAACAGGGAAGTACAAGTCATTTACTGCCAAAACTAAAAAAGAAGCCGAGCTAATGGCTGCAGAGTGGCTGAACGAAAAAGTGCATACTGATAATGAAATGACACTATGGCAGGCAGCCGAAAACTACATAAACAAAAAAAGCCCAGTGCTATCGCCGACGACAGGACAGGGCTATCTATCCATACTAAAAAATCACGGACAGCAGTTTGAAAACGTGTTGATAAGCAATATCACGCCACAAATGGTGCAAGACTGGGTGAATGAACTGGCTGCACGTAGATCACCAAAAACAGTTGCAAATGTATATGGTTTTTTCAAATCGGTGCTAAAATATAACAATATCAATATCAATTTTAGCCAAATCAGTTTGCCCAAAAAGGTAAAAAAATTCAAGGTCATGCCGCCTGCTAATGTGGTGGTTAATGCGTTCAGGGGGTCAGATATTGAAATTCCTGTTCTGCTAGGTGTGTGGGGCGGTCTGAGAATGTCAGAAATTCACGGCATACGTCGCAAAGATATTGTCGGGGATATCCTGACTATATCGCAGGTACGTGTTACTGTCAACCGACAAATCGTCACGAAAAGCGAAGCAAAAAGCTATGAGAGCAATCGACAAATTCGTCTAGGCAAGCCACTGGTTGATCTGATAGACGCATTAGATCTAGCCCCTGACGATTATGTGGTGACATACACCACGAAACAGATTTACAATCGGTTTGTAAAAAAAATGCACCCATTAGGGTATGAAATATCATTTCACGATTTACGTCATATCAGTGCCAGTGTTATGGCAACATTGAAAATCCCTGATATATACGCTATGGAACGTGGCGGCTGGAGCAATACCTACACGCTAAAATCCGTATATCAGCAGACGTTCCACGAAGACCGCATGAGGGTTGATAAAATCATTGATGATTATTTCACCGATATATATGACACGAAATGTGACACAGACAAAACAAAATAGCGTAAAATAGGTAGTTCAAGGTTATTTGAAATGGGTTCAAGTCCCGTCACCTCGAC